TTAGTACGCGCGCTCCGTCCGCGTGCGGTGATGCCTTTCCCATTCCCGCAGATGTGAGGCCGTTCCTCGCAACAATAAAAGGTGATGATGGCATCTTCCAACTTGTGAGACCGGGCCAGCAAAGCGGCTTCGATCAGCTCGTTCTCGGCGGCCTCCTGCTCCGCTTCGGTGAGATAACAGCGAGAAATTGCCGGGGTATCGTCGCCGAGGAGACTGCCATTGTCTCTTGCAATTTCTGCTTTGTACTGGGCTGCCGGTTCGGCTTCAACGGTCATCACCATGTAAGGCAGCAGCCACGCCAGCAGAAACAATAGGAACAGGAGGTATGTAATCAGCTGCAACCGCCTCTGGCTCCGGCGCCGCCGCTCTTCACGGGTCAGTTTCTTCATCGCTTGCCCTCCAATCGGGCCAGCAGACGCATAAACCATCCAGCCACCGTGGCCGTGCCGATGATCGTGATTACCGTCCCCATATCGTCTCCCGCTCCTTATCCGTGAATTTCAAGATTCTGTCGAGCTTCACCAACTCGTAATCCCGGAACCCGATTTTGTTGATCCGGTCACGCAGCTGCCGCGGGTTCATGTTCATATCGTCTGCCAGAGATTTAAACATGGGGACATCTTCCCGCAGCATGGCCGCCTGAATACATTTTTTGACGGCCTTTCGGTATGTCTCCGGCTTCTGTGAAAACCGGTCTAATTTTGTTCTTGGCATAAGTTCCTCCTATTGATTTTTCTTCTGGAGGATGGTACAATCAAACTGCGAGTTTATTTCCATCCCCCGCTCCCGTCTGACTGCTGGTAACGGTCAGGCGGGATTTTTCATTTCAAATACTTCCCGGCAAACTCCGCCAGATAGGCCCGCGCGTCCTGGCAGAACAGCTCATAGAGCTGCCCCAGCTCCTCCTCGGTCCTCTCTGCCGGGTCGAAGTGTACCCCGGTCTGCTCTGCGGCTTCCTGTAGTTCACGAATAAAATCAAACTGATACATGGTGGCCTCCTTTACCGTGTCAATTCCTCATGGTATAATGCCATCAAAGGAGTGAAGCGCATGTTGTACGGAAAATGCGAAAAAATATTGAAATCAGTCAATTTTCTCTGTCAAACTGCGGAAGAAACGACAACCCTCGATATTGGCGTCTATCTCCATAACCGCATTCAAACAGAGGATTTATTAGGATGTCTGCACCTTCTGGAAGATGATGGATTTATCGAGATCATTTCCGAAAGCGGGCCGCTGCTCCATGTAAAACTCACCCATAAAGGGCGGCACTACAAAGAACACCGGAACGCCGAAATCAAACGGTTCCTGTTCACAAGCGTTGTTGTTCCGGTCATTGTTTCCGCCCTGACCGCTCTTGTTTCACTCTGGGTAAATGGCTTTTTCAAATGATCCCGGCGCAACTAAGGACAAATGTACTGGTCAGTAAGCTTACAAGTGCGCTGACCAGTATTTCTATTGTCCGGCGGTCAAACCGTCTAATTTTCCGGTCAAGATCGTCCCCGAGCGCCGCTTGTTCGGCGCTTTTCTTTTTGCTATCCAGCCCTCTCACCTCCCCTCACCCTTCTCCCCGATCTGAAAGAAGCTCGTCCACCGTCACGCCATAGATCATCGCAATTTTTGAAAGTAGTGACGCACGCGGGAGCGTCTTCCCATTCTCCCAAAAAGAAACCGCTGTCTGATCTACTCCAATCTGATCTGCGACTTCTTTTTGAGTAAGTCCAGCGTTTTTTCTCGCAGTCAGAAAACTCATTTTCTCCCTCCATTTCTTAAAAATATTAGTTTTAATCATTGACAAAGTGAGCTGCGACATTTATTATGTAAGTGTCAGCAATACATTGATAAAAGCCGCCCGGCGGGTGGCCGGTTGTTTGTGCTCTTTTGTCTTCCAGATTATTGTATCTCATTTTTATTAGTTTGTAAAGTTTATTTTATTAGTTTTGTTAGTTTTGTGGTAATGTACAATTTTCGGTAGGAGATTTTTATGTTTTGGAGTAGATATGTCGCTTTGTGTGACAAAATAGGAAAAGCACCGAATGTCGTTGCTGCAGAAGTCGGAGTAAAATCTTCTGGTACTGTAACAGGATGGAAAAACGGGGCGAAGCCACGAGACACTGTGCTCCAGAGACTATCTGTTTATTTTGGAGTATCTGTAGAAGAGTTAACTGGAGAGAAAAAAAGAAAGCCCGTCTCCACACCTGGAGACGAGCTTGAAGAAGCCATTATTATTGGGCGAGATGGCAAGAAAATTAAACGGACTTATACAAAAGATCAAATGGATGCAATCAGAAAAGTCATTGATGTTATGCCATTTGTCAACGACGAAGAGATATTTGATGGTTCGCTAGATGATTTCTAATAAATGGCTCAAACTGCTTGTAGACTTTCCACTCGGTTGACGATCTAAAAAAGTAAGAATATCCACGTTCGGCCATATATGCATCATCTAGAGCGCAAAGCCGTTGCAGCTTATCCCAACTAATATTTGCTGCCTGATAACTGATTGCACATAAATTCTCAATAGAATAGGCACTATCAACCTTCATCCCGCGCAAAACACAAGTAGGTGCCAATAACATAGAACTGAAAAGATTCGCTTCCTTTTCTTCGGGATCATTTTTGTTTCCCGGTTCACGCCTGACTGCGCCTTCTATGCACGCATGGCCCAGAGCAAAGTGCCCGATTTCATGTGCAATGGTGAAATTTCGGCGAGCTAACGGTTGTTGTTGGTTATAAAAGGCAATTGATACGCCATCTGTTTGGAACAAAAAACCATCGGCTCCAATAGTATGATGAACAAGTCCAAGTTTTTGGATAATAGAATACCCCTGACTGTATGAAAAAAGGCCAATTCCAAGTCCTTTGCAAACCTTTCTCAAATCAACTGGCAATTCACAAATTCCGCATTTGAGTAAGACATTCCATGCAGTCATTTTGTATTCTCCCAATATCGAACATTTGTTTCAGTGATTTCTAGTATAGCATTACTTATTCTTATAATCAATTGGAGAAAATTGCTAATATACTTTTCTATATTTTGGTGTTGACCTACATCTTGTACTTACTTATTACAATTCCATTATAAATTGCAGAGGGGGAACCATAATGGCAAAAAACATGGTAATAGCCGGTGACTATATGGGAAAGCCGGTCGGCAACTTGGGCGGACAACCGCAGATCATGGTCAGCAGCCGTTGGAGTGAAAACGTATTTCTGGATAAAGCCGCCATTGACTCCTACGAGGTCATTACCGAGGAAACCAGCAAAAGCGCAGCTTCCGGCGTAGCCCGCGGAATTGTCGGCGGCGCCTTGCTGGGGCCTGTCGGGATGCTGGCCAGCAGTCTGTCAGCTAAGAGTAAAGGCACCATCACTCTGGCGGTCATGTTCAAGGATGGAAAGCGTTCCCTGTTGGAGATCGATGACAAAATTTATAAGGCGATTATTCAGAGGATGTTCTGATGGGTTTACTGGACTTTTTGAGAAGAAACCGTGAGATGGAGAGTCCGCCAGCTAGAGACGATCCCCCTCCTATGCTGAGGCAAAATGATGATCGTCCTGTTGGTGCTGAAATATCATACTTAGATTCTGAGGCGCTTCGATTTTGGACCAAGAAACAGACTGACTATGAAATACCACCGTATTATAGTCAGAGCGAATTTGGAAGAAACGTGTCACCTGCTCTCCATCGCCTTTTGGATGGAGGGTACTTGGAAATATCCGATATAGAAACCAACATCTCCTTGAAAACGATTCCCGATCTAAAGGCCGTTTTGGCAGAACACGATCTAAAAACAACTGGGAAAAAAGGAGAATTGGTACAGCGGCTCTTAAACAATGTCCCGATCGAGGAACTGGAATCGATTTTTCCTGTAGGAAAATACGAGCTTACAGAAAAGGGAAAGTCTGCTCTAGTCCCCTATGAAATTTTTGATCTAAATAAGCGGTACAGCTTGGGTTTCTCCCACTACCGTCTTATTAAAAAGAAAAGCCAAAATCCGAACGATCCTCCTGAAGATCTGATAAAGAGTCTGCTGGAAGAGGATATGAAAACCTGCTATCGGGAAAACGATAGGGCAAAATATCCGGTAGTCCTTTCAAATGCTTCTACATTTCTACAGAGCATTGGAGAATATGAAAAATCCTTAGCTTGTTATTGCCTTGCCTTTTTCATGTGGACAAGGCGAGTTGATACACTGTTAGGTGATAGCGCAACTGTGCAGGACTATTATATGGCAAAGCACTTGGAGGAAAAAGGACAACGTATGGGGCTTTCGCTCGAACAACTGTTGTCATTTTTCAAACGGGCCGTTTCTTCTGAAAACCCATTCGGCCTTGCAACGGCGGAGAACATCAGATATGCGTTAGGCACTTTCACAGATGCTCTGTCGATCCAATAAAAACCGCCGTCAGGTCTCCCCTGGCGGCGTACTCTTAGGAGGTGTATTTATGAGACTGCCGGAGCCGAAGAAGCTCCCGTCCGGAAACTGGCGCATTCAGGTGCTGGTAGACGGGAAACGAGTAGGGCGCACCTTCCCCACAAAGGAGGAGGCAGAATACTGGGCCGCCGGTCTGAAAACAAAGATCATGGAGGAAAACAGATCCCCATGGAAAATGACCGTTGGCGCCGCTGTAGACCGTTACATCGAAAGCAAATCCTCTATCCTGTCCCCGTCTACCGTCCTGGGTTACAAGCGCACGAAAAAGCGCATGAAGGACATCATCGGTGTCCAATTGAACGATCTCACCCAGGAAAAGATTCAGCGGTGGGTGAATCAGCTGGCGAAAGACCACTCCCCAAAGACGGTGGCGAACGCCCACGGCCTGTTGAGCGCCGTCCTGAAAGAGTACAGGCCCTCTGTGACGCTGCGGACCACGCTGCCAAGTAAAGTCAAAGCGGAAATACAAATCCCATCAGAGGCAGAGATACGGGCCATACTGAAGGGGTGCAGGGGCACAAAGTACGAGCTGCCGATCATGCTGGCGGTCTGGCTGGGCCTCCGGCAGTCTGAGATACTAGGTCTAGAATGGCGGGACATTGATGGCGACACTCTGAAAATCCGTCGGGCAATCGTTTTGGGAGAGGATGGCCCCACCCAAAAAGGCACAAAAACATACAGCGGGACGAGACCGCTCCATATCCCGGCCTATATCCGGGAACTGCTGGACCGGCAGCCCCGCAGCGGAGACCGCATTGTCAACATGACCGGGAAATCCATCTATTCCGGGTTCTCCCGTATCTGCGAGAAAAGCGGTGTCCCACACTTCCGTTTCCACGACCTCCGCCACGTCAATGCCTCCGCTATGCTGGCCGTCGGCGTCCCGGATAAATACTCCATGAAGCGCATTGGACACGCCACAAACAACATGCTGAAGACTACCTACCAGCACACCATCAAAGAAAAAGAAATTGAATACGATCAGAAAATAGAAAATTATATTGGTAGCCTAATGCCGGACGATTGAGCCGGTTTTTCGTGTGCAATTTCGTGTGCAATTTACGTGTAAAATCATTGCACACAGCGGTAAAGGAAACGTTAGTAAAGGCTTTAACATAGCCTATGATGCCCGCAGCAAACCGTTGAGAGAGTAAGGAAAAATCCCACATCCCTTGAAAATCAAAGGATGTGGGACTGGTGGAGGTGAGGGGAGTTGAACCCCATAATGAAATCGCTATAATATTAGAGCCTCAATGTAGTATATACGACCGTGTGCAATTTCGTGTGCAATTACTTCGCCCGTTTGACCATCACGGCCGCCTGGGCTCTCGTGCAAAACGCATTCGGATTGCTACCGTCCGTGATCCCGGCCGCAACAGCTTCCTGCAGCTCCGGTGCCAAGGTCTCCCCCAGCGGCCGCTTGCCCAGCGCCGCCTGTATCCGCTCAGCCAGCCGGATCAGCTGGCCATCTGTCAGTGCTTCAATGTCCATGTCATCCTCCAATCTCTTCTTGAACTCCGCCCATTTCTGAGCATTGATAAGATAGCTTGGGCAGTGCTTCCCTGTCACATCAAAGTGACGGTACACGTTCTCAATGGGGATGCCATACTTCTCCATCAGCTCCCGCCCCAGCTCCGCTGCGTTGGCCAGCGTGGCCTCGCTGGCCTGATAAACACCGTTCCGGATGGTGTCGCACATCTCAATGCTGATGGAGTTGGTGTTGGTGATAACACCGTACATGGTGCCGCCGCCAGTCTTGTCAGCATTGGCGTACTTGCTGCCGCCGACGGACCACGCAATCTTCAGCTCGGGGACGGACCGATACACCGTTGTATCGTCCACAAAGTAGTGGGCGCTGGCCTTGACAATTTTCCGCTGGAAATAAGTGGCATTGTTCGCCGCCGTGTCCCCGTCATTTCCGGTGTAGTGGTACACCAGATACCGGATTTGGCTGGCGTTCCGGGAACCGCCATAGTTCCCGGACGCCGCCAGCTGCTCTTTCAGAATGTAGCTCACTGGGTATCACCACGCTGCTGCGTCCGCTTCTCCGCCTGTGTACCGAAGTAGAAGGCGATGACTACCGTGAACACGGTGAGGAACTGTTCAGCGGTTACTCCGCCGGTGCAGGTCAGGTAGGCGAACACCGCCGTCAAAACGATGGTGACGATGGATTTCACCGTCAGAAGGTTTGCCAGACGCTTTTGCAGTGTCTCCATATCAGCCCTCCGGCTCTGCCAGGGTATCACCCTTCAGCTCGTACCTCTTCCCTGCGATGTACACATAGGCGGCCTCAGCGCCCATATTCACGTCGACGGTCTTGCCGTTCACCACATGGACCTTCTCCATGCAGCCCACGCCGTGATCCATCAGGCCGTAGCCGGTGGCCTGGTCTGGGTAATATCCCACGGTGGTGCTGCGCTTCTCTTCCTCCGTCAGCTTGTTCCGGTCGGGGTTCAGGAGCAGGTTGCTGCCCGCCTCCTTCAGGGCCTCGTTGGTCTCCGTCAGGTCCTTCTCGCCCTTGGTGTAGTCCAGGATGATCTCTTCGATGGTCTTCATATGTATCTCCTTTCAAATTTCCGGCATTGCCGGTTGATTACTCATCTTGTACCGGTAGGCGCTCAATCTCAGCCATAACAGTTTCTAGGTGCCCATTTCCGCCTAGCGACTTATATGCCCGGTACATATCCTGCAAATTCTCCTTATCTTCCAGGCTGATGCTGTGTGCGTTGATATAACTTCTGCCCAAATACCGCACCCGGTCAACAGTCAACACCTTCAGTCCAGCCACGATAGCGTCCTGGCGATCTTGACATGCCCATTTCCTTTGCAATAACGCAAGAACAATGGCTGTCAGTCCGGATGACCCCAAGCAGGCTACAACAATCTGCACAATTCCCGTCACATGGACACCTCCCCCAAGTCTTCCCAGTCAACTCCAACGCTGCCGGGCTCCCAGACATTGCCGTCCTGGCCGGAGCGCCAGACATGGCCGTCATAGGTGCAGCAGTCGCCGGTATTGTACGGGCTGGTAGCGAGTGCGATAAACGGCAGGGCCTTGGCCGGGTCTGTACTCCATACAAATCCCCACTGTGCGGGCAGATCCTCCGGCTCCTGGGTGTAGATGGTGCTGTCATAGGGCTGGAGGAGGCGCACAACACGGCCAGCGGTGGAGCGGCACACAAAGCCCGCTTCCCGCTCCAGCATGTTCTTCAAGGCACACGACGCCTGAAAGTTTGGTATGTAGTCCTCTTCTGCATACAGCTCCGTCCCGGTCATCTCTGGGGCCTGGGCCTGGAGGGTCTGTGCCCTCGCAAGCCCGGTATCCCGCATGGTGGTAAGTACAAACTGCTTGTCCGTCATACCGCGTTCACGCCCTCTCTGATTGCTTTTGCAAGCTCCGCATAGGTCATATACTCCGGTTCAGGTTCCGGCTCCGGCTGTCCATCGTCTTCCACGGTAATCTGCCCTTGATACGCCTCCGCCTGAGCGATGGCATAATTTGCATTTGTGTAAGGCATTGTAACACCGGAGAGCACCGTCTCGATGTCCGGCTCCTCAGGAGTGCCGTGATTGATCTCTGTCGCCAGCTGATATTTGATGATCTTCATGTGCCCTCCTTCCAGTATTTCAAGAATAAGGTGAAGTTTAATCCGACTGTACGGCCAGACCCGACCGAAATTGTGAACTTCCCATTCCCGTTTTGTGTAAACAGACCAAGATAGTTTGATGCGTTGAAAACAGATTCTCCAAAAAGACCCGGAATTTGCGTTCCGTTGTCCAATACGCCATAGCAATCAAGCATCTTTACCCGGCCGCTGGTATCCGGGATTTGGACGTCAATCGTCTTTGACGAGCTGTCCGGGAACACCCCGCCATCCACGGCCATCACAAACACAGGTTTGTTGCTGTACCGCTCAGTGGTGCGGTACTCGACGCCTAACTGCATGGGGGGATTGACCCACTCCCAAGGCTGCCACCCCCCCAAAAGATTGTGATGGGCTCGCCGAGCGCTTATCAGGCCCTCGTCACTCCCGTAGCGATATGCAGTTTGAAACACAATCTCATCAGCGTATGCGCACACCAGTACAAGCCAACCAGGAACATTGTCCGGAGCGTGTACGGCCTCCCCACCCGCACCATTCATGTACCATCCGTTTTTTGTGGCATCATTCAGGTCCGAAATGTTAACAGCAACTGTGCCCAGCCCAAACCCGCCGGGAGCCAGCCCGGCAAACGCCGCCCCGATCTCATTCGCCGCCGTCTGGGCGTTGTTCACCTGCTCCATCAGGTAGTTGTACCCGTGCTGCTGACTCAGCCCCACGCTCTGCCCCTCCGGGGCCACAATCTGGTTTTCCACCCAGTCCTCCGGCAGATCAGCCGGAAGATTGACTGTAATCGGATTATCCGCCATTGTTCACCACTCCTTCCGAAACCGGAATTGTATGCTTCATGACCACTGCGCCCCCTACCGGCACATAGACCTGGGAGGCCGTCAGCACATTCCCCTCCCCGTCCAGCAGCTCCACGGAGGTGATCTCCGCAGTCTGGGCCGCCGCCACTGTGTATGTGATCGTCAGGACATTTCCCGACACGCTCTTTGACAAGTCTGTAATGGAGATCGTCCCGTTGATTCTGGCAGAGGCCACGTCGCCGCTGACAAAATCGGCCACGCCCGTCAAAAGGGCCTGTTGAATGGATGGAGTCTCCGGCAATTTAACCACCTCGTTTTCGCCGTCCGTGGCAAAGGGCAGCGCCCCCAGCGCCCACGAACCCAGCTTGTAGTTGTACGTCCGAATGAGCCGCTCGATCTGCTCGCTCAGGAGAAGCCCGCTCCGGATGAAGGGCGTGTTCACATAGACGATGTGGGCGGGCTTGATCCGGTTGATGGTGAAGGCCACCTCCGTGGCATAGTTCTGGTTCTGGGCGCTGCTCTCGATGTACAGGGTGTAGTTGGGATAGTCCACATGGACTTCCCACAGCCCCGGCCCGATCAGCTCGTCCAGCTTCTGATACAGAAACCCCAGTGTGTACGGCGGCGTCGGGGGGGAGGGGGGTTGAGTGCCGG